TTACACCTTGAGTAAATGTAAACTCTCTAACATTATCAATTTTCTGATATAAAGCATCTCTTAAGTAGAATTTGTTAACAACGTTTGCAGTAATCTGTAATTGTCTACCTTGTGGTGATGGTATGGTAGATGTCTTAGTGCCATACTCATATTTGTCTGCTGTTAATGTATATGTGCTATTAGTTAGAGTTGATACTGTCTGAGACATATCAAGAATCTGTAATCCACCAGGTCCTACCTCCCATACACTGATTGCAGGGATGTTAACACTACTCCATAATGTATTAGCAGTTATATCTGTAAATGCATAATTTGTATGGTTAGTCAAACCAGACATTGCATATGTCCCAACCTTACTGTGTAACCTATCAAATTTGATAAGAGCAGCATCACTATTAGACATAGTGATAGGAATTTCAGCAGCAGGCACAGAGAATGTTGCAGAGTAAGGTGCTACGTCATCAATTACCAAGTCATCAACATGACCAACGTAACAATTAGCAGATGATGGGGCAGCACTAGGTCCTCCAACAGTTAGAGCAGATAGAGATACATCTGTAGTGCTCTGATACTCAACTGCTAGATTACCATTGATATAAACTTCATACTTGTAAAGACCTAATGATTCTTGACGTTTTTGGAATAATACATGATTCCATGCTGCACCACCAAAACCTGTCCAGTATGTTGCTGCAGTAGACCCTGCTACTTGGACATTGTTAAGGTGAATATAAACCTTACCAAACCCAGGTGATGTTGAATCTCCATCTAATTCACAGAATATCTCTTCACCAACTGTGGGGAATACATGGAATAATATTGGTTTGTGATTAGTTGCATAGGTTGTGGTATTCATAGCAAACCATGCCTGTGCAGACCACTCTATAGTTACAGTATTAAGGTTTGTTATTGCGATTGGTGCAGCAGAGTTAATCTTCATTGACCCTGTGCCAAACTTATAGATGTTTGTATCTACAGATATCTCAGACTGGTTTACATACTGCCATGTACCTGTATTAAGTTTAGTATGGTCAAATGTTAGATTATTCTCGTCATTGAAACGGAAAGATGCTAACTGATTTGGCACTTGACGGTCTATGGCAAGTATTGGGTCACCTGAGTTATCTACAGAATGTCCTTTTGACTTAAATCCAACAGTAGCAGTATCATCAACTTTAGTTTCTGTAAGTATAGTGCCATTATACTTCATGTAAGTAATAATGGAATATCTGTTATTTTCAGACTCATCAACATCAGTTACTACAGTATAATTACCAAATTTATCGACAGTTACACCAGAATGGTATATGTTTCTAAATGTTGTATTAGAAAGAGTTAATGTTTTTGCCCACTCCCATTGTGATTTTGCAGTTGCATATGCAAACTTATTAATTTGTATTTTATCAGTCTTAGCAGTAGCGTTATTATAGACATCGAATATTAAAACAATATCACCATAATCATCTTTAATAAATTCTGGGTTTCTAACGTATCCACCAATAGCTGGCATTTGACGGATATAGTCAATTTCAATATTTGCTCCATCATAGTAGATTTCACCAAATATTAAATCATTATTCTCATCATTTACACCAGTAAAGAAGAATCTATCATCTGACACCCACATAACCTGTGTCATTTCTTCTGACCCATCCTCAGATGCAATCTTACGTTTCTCTACTAAGTTACCATCTATATCACACTGAATAATCCACATGTCATTGGGGTCAGGTGAATTACTATCTGTATAACCACCAATGTAAATGCGTTTCTCTTGGTCTAATGCAATAGTAGTAATAAAGTCTCTTCTTGTGCTACCAGATATACCAGCTATTGCTTTCTGCCATTGTAAAATACCATCAGGTTCGTTAGCATTATTGAATGCTGACTCAAATTTTGCTAACCATATGTCTGGGTTGTAGACTGCGTTTTGGGGGTCATATGTTTGGCCTGTAACATAAATGCAGTCGTTTTCATAAGACGTATCAAGATACATCTTTATAAATTCAGCTCTCTTCTGATTTTGATTTTGTGGAATGTAATATCTTTCCCAAACCTTTTGACCTAAGTCATCAAACTTAGCAAGGAATCCAGATTGGTCTCCATCAGTTTCAACAATAGTACCACAGATATATGTAAATCTATCATCAGTTGTTTGAATATCATTAATCTCTACATTAGCACTTGCTTCAAAATATTCTGATAACCAATAACGAGTTTTCTTGAATTGTTGTGGATGTGATATACGAATCTGAGGAGGATTATCAGGGTCATATCCATTACCAGAGTTGATGATATCAACAGTGTTGATATTACCAGTATTAAGTAAATTAATTTGTAATTGAGCATCTTGACCTGATGCAGTAATCAACTCAAATGTTGGTGGGATGTCAGAGTTATATCCTGTGCCTGATGTATTAACAGTTAGTGACTCAATACCCGCAACAACTTTTACTTTGAATAGTTTGTTAGTATTATCAATAATAGGTGTTGAGTTAACGATGATTTCATCTTGTGCTCTTAGCTCATGACCAATATCAGTTGTAATAACACCATAAGGACGGTCACCAATTATCTCCTTAGTATACTGCATAACAGTATTACCTTTAACAGATTCGATAATTGCAGATGCACCAAAACCACCAGTGTCAGTATCATCAAAGAATACAGTATCATTAACCTGATAAGACTCACCTGGGTTTTCAATAACAAATCCGTCTATCTGAGCAGATTCAAACTGCGTAGTTGTCTCAACTTCAATATCAACTCTAGATTCTGCAGATACTCTTGGGAAATAATCATAAATTTGTAGAGTTGCCTCTTCTGACATTTCAAGTATTTCTTGTTGCTCATTAGCATCGATAATACCATCGTTGTTACTATCCTGCACTTCAAAGATAATAGGATATCCTTCTATTTCAGTTGTAAGGACATCTGCTTCTTGGTTAGGTTGACGGTCAACATCAATATCAACATTGACATATGGGTCTCTAAATCTTACAACACCATCAGGAATATTCTCCTGTGTTGCTGTCTGAGAGAAATTCCAATTATCAGGAAGTGAGTTAAATTGAGGTCCTAAGATATAAGGGAATTCTGGAATACCAGTGTCTGATGCATCAATAGTAATGAAGTATGCATATGTGCCATCAGGATACTCAGGAGTCTTACAAAAACGACCATTGTAGTTGTCTAAGTCACCTGACTGGAAATCGTAGAAATAATCAGCAACAAATGTACCTGCAGGGTAAGTAGAAAGTAGAGGTCCGTCAACTCTAGCAGGATTTGGATTAGTATCCTCATCATATACAACATTTGCTTTTAGTTTATATGATGTGCGTAATCTTCTGATACCACTGTTTTGGTCAGTAGGGTCAATGTAAGCATAAGGACCGTATATTGGGTTACCGTCAAATGCCCAACCCAATATTGGAGAATGTTGGAAATTAGATTCTAATTCTTGGAATTGTTGTGTAACAGGATTTAAAAATACGTTATCACCAACAACATATCTTAATTCTTTAGGGTCAGATAGATGAGCATATTCACCACCAAACTGGTTGTTATATCCAGTAAATACATAACCTTTTGCATTATCATACTTATCTGATAATTCATATTCTAAGTTTTTATTCCATTTGAAAACTTCTGGAGTAAATTCTGCAAGTTGACCAACTGCCTCTAATCTAATAGTTGTATTACCCTGTGTATATCCTATACCTCTGTTTGTAATGACAATTCCTAATACACGTCCTTTATCTTCACCGATTGTGCCGATAGTTGCTTTTGCAATCGCACCAAACCCATCTCCGTTGATAATAACATTCATATCAGTATCATAATCATCGTATAATGTTACTGATCCAAAATGATGTAAGTATTGATCGTCTATGTCTGACATAGAATCAATTTCATAATCAAGTCCATCATCTTCAAGCTTTTCATCTTTCTTTTTCATAACTGGGTAATCCTCATCAAATGTTCCACCTAATATAGATGCTGCTAAACTCCATGCATTAACCATAGGTAAATAGGAAATCGTTTACGAGACTCTCTGCTTTTTCTTTTCCAAACTTACCACTCAGATATCCTGAGACAGGATCAAGTTTAGTCATATATGCATCGAAGTCTTTATACAAACTGGTATCATTTCCAGTTGGTTTCTCTAATTCTAACATATCCTTGAACTTTGTCAAGTAAGTCTTAAACATATCAAGGTGTTCATCCACCTCATCCATAGTACATTTAACCACATAAATGTTTTCTGAAAAATGATTACCAGGTTCAAAGAAACGAATATTCCCTTCTTGTTTTGGTAAACCATCAACAGAGAACAAATAGTTTTCTACAGGATGTTGGAAGTCAAAGACAATAATGACCTTCTTGTCAAAGAATCCCATAAGATCCATACCAAAACATGGAAGATTACTGCCTGTTTTAGGATAGATGATGTTGTTGTATATGCTAGACTTTTCATTCCAAATCTCCACTACTCGTGACTTTATTATGTAGTCATGTTTAAAGACTTTTGCAGAAAGCACAGTACCCTTGGCCTCCCAATCTGCCCAAGGGTGAGCAAACTGGAGATCAAAGGTGTCGTGCAATACTTTCTTGTAATTAACCCACAGATTCATTCTTCTCTGGCATGTCGAACTTATCATCTACTTTATCATATAATTCCAAGAATGATTGTTTTGTTTCATCATCGAAACGATTGATACAAGTTTGAATTGCTTTTGCTTTGTTCTTGAAGATAGCATATGCATTTAGTATATGAACTAAACGTCTTGTGCTGATGATCTCTTCAATACCACCATCATAAAATGTTTTACGAATGATGTCTGCCCAATCCACAAGTCTCTTAATGAAATCGTCATCATATACTCCTACACTCGCAGAGTGAAGACGTAATAGTTTAATTTCATTTGTAACTGTAGGATATTCTTGCTCAAATGTTACTGGGAATCTTTCGAGGAATGCTTCGTTGAGCACGTTAGTTCCAATAAATCTTCCGTCGTCTGAACCCTTACCTTTAGTATTTGCGGTGGCGAATATGTTGAATCCTGCGGTGGGTCTAACGAATCTGCCAATCTTTTTAAGGAAAAGACCATTTCCCTCAAGGACACTTTGAAGGCAGAGGATTTTGTTAGAGGCAAGGTCGATTTCGTCAAGGAGCAAGATTGCACCTCGCTCAAGTGCTTCGATGACTGGGCCATTGTGCCATACGGTCTCACCATTAACAAGACGGAAACCGCCAATAAGATCATCTTCATCTGTTTCAATAGTAATGTTTACACGGATAATTTCTCTACCCAACTGAGCACACGCTTGCTCAATACCAAATGTCTTACCGTTACCAGATAAACCAGTTACGAAAGTAGGATAGAATAACTTAGATGCAATAATTTTTTTGACATCTTGGAAAGAACCAAACTTCACAAAGGTAGCATCTTTCTGAGGAACTAAGTTCTTCTCAGCAGCTGGCATTGCAGATGGAGATTGAAAAGACTTCTCAATATTCTCTACAGACTTTTTAGTTACTGTAAGATTCCACTTGCCTGGACTAACTCTGAACTTCTTGATTTTTTTGGTTACAGTTGCGTATCCAATATTGTTCATTAGAGCAAAAGCACGAACATCAGCAGCAGTAAATTCGTTGCCATATGTGCTTTTCAATCCATCGATTGCTTGCTGTTCTGTCATTTTGAGTTCAAAGGGTGCAAATGTTTTTTTAGTCATGATGTAATTTGTTTTGTTACACCTATTATAATGCACTCAGATATAATATCTATATCAAATGTGACAGTTTAATAACTGGATTCCATTTGTTCTACCTTATCTGCTTCACAGCAAGAGTAAGTTAAGTCCTCTGTCCAGTAGGACTTATATATTTTATTCCATACAACATCAAACTCTTCTTGATTCAAATTCTTAAACAGACATTTATCCTCTAAGTAGATGTGATAGTATTTTGGCATTTTTATTCGGATAGTTTTTCTTCGAGTTCTTTAATTAACTTTGTTTTACTATGTCTACGATCCAATTCAATCCCTATTGTTCTACCATACAATTCAAGTTCAGATTTTGACATCTTGTCAAAGTCAAGAGGCTTTTCCTCTACAACAGGTTCTGGTTCAACAATTGTGGGTTTTGGTTTTGGAGAAGACACTCCAATTAAATCTCCAAAATGACTCATGATTCTTAAATTAATTCTTCCAAGTATTTATCATGCCACCAACTCTATAAATTCACTCAATATCTTTTTGTTCATCTTCTTACCTTTTAGAGTCTTAGCAAATGCTTTCTTGATATCTGCCTTTGTTGCATCTTCTTTGACTTCAAACTCTGTGTCATTACTCAAAGCATTAGATGATAATCCAAAGTAAGTATGATATCCAGAAGTCTTGATTGATGCGGTCTTGGTGTTTCTCCATACAACTCTTGCGTTGATAAGGTCTGTACCATCAAGATGAGCACTTAGGAAACTGTAAGAATCTCCAGAGGTCAAAAGACGAATACCGATAAAGTTCATACTTGGAAACTTGTCACGAAGATTCTTCAAGAATGCATCTGTATAAGAAGCACTACCATACCAACCCTCTCCAAAAGAATATGTCCTTCCAGTTTTACGACATCTTAAGAAACAATTCTTTCTTGCACTATTGCTAGAACCAAGATATGTCTTAGTTGGGTCATAATGACTAACGTGCTCACTATGATATGTAAGTGGATGACCTTCACCATCAGTTAAAATTACACACTGAACCTTTTGTACATCATTATCTTTCTGGAAAGATGGAAGAATCTGATGTAAAGCAATCAAAGTCTCGTGTAATGGTGTTCCAGATAGATTTAGACCTAGAGGAACGTTGTATCTATCTTCATAATCATGCCTATAATATCCAAATGTCTGTGCAATTCTGAACATAGTCTTCATTTGCTTTTCTAATACCTTACCTTTTGTTTTACTGGTAAACATATTCAATAATGAAAACTTACCATCTACATCAAACTGATTGGCTTTTGCTTCACATAAAGATTCCACTCCACCCGATTCATTTCCCAACTTTGGATAGCAGATAGTAAATGCATAAACCTCAAATGGAATCTGAACTTTCTTGCAGAACCACATTAGATTATATAACTGCTTCAAAGTGTCTAGCATAATACGAGACATTGAACCAGACCAATCAAGAATGAATACTAGACCGTGATTCTTACCATCAGGTAATACTGTAACCTTCTTGAATAGGTCTTCATTGAACTTGTATGTATGAAGAACTCCTGTGTTTAGAATACCAGTTCTTGCAGTTGATGCACGAGCATAAGCATCAGCAGATTTCTTACATTCAAACTCTTTGACAAGATAGTTGACTTCTTTCTGTGCAGACTTTTTGAACTCAAAGAACTGCTTATCTGAAAAACTGAATACAGACTCATCAGGATGTGAATCTCTCCACTCTTTATCAATTCTTGAATGAAGAAGGCTATTCTCAACAATTACTTTCTTAAGATCAATGTTTGGGATCTCAATGTAATTAGTATCTCTATAGTAATCATCAACATCTATAAGATCTTTAAGTGACTCTTTAAGTGATCTGTCTGTCTTTACGTCAAGACTTGATTGACCATCAAGTGAACTTGCGGATCCACCAGTTTGAAGTTGTGCTGGCTCTTGAGGTGTATCTCCTTTGGTCTGAGTCTCTTCTGTCTTTACCTTTCCACCTTCTGATTCGCCATCTTTCTCATCTGTTCCCTCTTGTGAATCTGATGGACTATTATCAGATGAATCACTTGAACCAAATGGAATACCTTCTGGTTGAGCATCGTCTACCTTCTCTTGCTTTCTCTTCTCATCATTTGCCTTACAGAAATCATGTAAGTCTTTTGATACTTCTAATACATCTTCAAATGTCTCACACTGATCGATTCTTGCAACAAAATGCTTCTCTTCGATAGAAAAATCAATATCAACAAAGTTACCTAACTTGAAGTGAAGATTGATACGATCAGGTAGAGTCATCTCATTTACATCCTCATCTTCTAACTTGAAGAAATCATCTTCATGTAACTCGTTGTATCCACGATAGAAACACTTTGCTAGTCCACCATACTTACGCTTCATCAACTTCTCAATACGAGCATCTTCAACCACATTCACGATGCCTGGTGAGATTTGATAATTTACCCACCACTCCTCATCAGGTGTGAATAATGCGTGTCCAACTTCATGACCCACTAGCATATCATAAACTAGACTACTTGCTTTCTCCCAACAAGGTAATGTAAGAACACGGTCATGGACATTAAACGATGCTGTCTCTACGTGCTTGTGCTCAACAATAAGGTCTTCAGTAGCAAGTAATTTAGCGAGTTGTGATTTGATTTCGTGGTTGACGTTCATTGGACTTTCTTATCTTATACCCCTATGATACTCCAAAACCCTCCGCTTGGGAGGGTTTAGTAGACACTTTAATAACTGTCCACGTCGTTTTCTTGCTTGACGTAGTGCTTGTGGTTTGAGGTGGCGTTTCTGTTCCTTCTTGGAATGATGCTGCCAATTTGGAACTTTCATGATTCTAGTCTAACATATAATATCTATAAGTCTACATCAACTGAGTCTAAAACGCTAATGGTGGGCATCCACCCTATACTTGCCATGATTGATATATCTGCCACGTTATCCTCTGCCTCACCGGGTGTAAATTCTTTTACAGGTAAATCACCCTGACCAAATTTTTCAGCGAGTTTTCTTACAGGAACAGATTGACCATATCCAATTGAAACTGGGCCTGTAACTGTGCTTGGAGCAAGATATCGAATCGCGGTACACACATCATGAATATGAATCCAATCTCTCTTATGATTTGTGACATAAGTTGCTTTTTTGTCACGAAGTAACCCATACATCATATTTGCTCTTACATCGGGGCCGTAGACCGTTGTGAAGCGCATTCCGACGGAGTTTGGTGGTGCCATCTGTTCATTGATCCACTTACTCATTGCATATGGATTCTCCCAATACAAATCTTCGACTGCACTTGATGATGCATAAAGTAATCTTGTATCTGTTTCTCGACACCAATCAAATATAGGTTTTGCTTTGACAACGTTATTGATATAATATGCCTCTGGTTTTTCAATGCTCTCACGAATATCTGCCCATGCTGCAAGATGAATGACTAAATCGTAATCACCACCTTTAAAATTTCCTACATCATCAGGGTGATCGATACCATGCACATCAAAACCGTATCCACGTCTCCAGTCGGCGAATACGTATCTTCCAATAAATCCTCGATGTCCTGTTACTAATACTTTCATGTCACTGGCCAATCAATAACTTTTCGGATCTGTTGATTATACTTCCACACTTCTTTGAGCATATCAGCGTTGACATCAAGATTCTCCATTTGAACAATTAATGAGTTCAGATCTTTTGGAAAACAAGTGCCACCAAATCCTCTATCATTATCTATACCCGGAACTTTAGTATGTGATTTACCAATACGACTATCAGCAGTTACACCCTCACATACCACATCATAATCCATGCCAACGGATTGACAGAAATCATATATCTTATTAAAGTATGCTACTTTATAGCAAGAAATGTGTTAGAAAAATACTTGATTGCTTCACTCTCATCTGATGTTGTAATAATACTTGGTATGTTAGGGAAATATTTTTCAAACATCGTAACAAATTCAACACATAAATCTACATCACCACCCACAATATTTCTCTCATTATTGGCAAAATCTTGAATTGCATTTCTTGCTGTTAGAAATTCTGGATTATGAATCACATTATATTTTTCAGTATATGTTTTCGTTGTGCCAATTGGAATCGTTGATTTAATTACAAATGTTGCAGGTATACACTCTGGTAGATTTTCAAAAAAATCATCTATGATTGTTAAATCACACTCTCCACTCTCTTTCATAGGAGTAGGAAGACATACAAATATAAAGTCGCAGTTTATAACTTCACCAAGAGTATTCAAAGATCTATTTTTATCTACATCATAAACCTTACACTTTACTTTATCTCTAAAATTTTGATAGACAGCATTACCTACAAAACCATTACCGATAATTCCAATCATGATACTATCTGGCTAAATCCTTTTACTTTATCAAATTTAATCACACTGTTAAACTTATCATGTAACTCTGTCTTATGTGATATTACAAATACATTAGCATCTTTTATCACAAAACGTATAATTTTTAGAAATTCATCAGTTCCAAATCCATCAAGTGAACTATCAAACACCTCATCCATAATTAAAAGATTAGTATTCACTGAATTCTTAACTCTTGCAACCTCTCTCCAAGTAAACAACAATGCTAAGTCAATACGCATCTTTTCACCCTCACTAAATGAAGAATATGAAAAATCTTCATGTATTGGTGATCTTACAGTTTCAACAAATTCTTCGTCCAATGTAAAATTGATATAAAAATCCATCAACTGCAAGTAACGATTTACTTGTTGATTGATAAAAGGGAGATACTTTTTAATTATTTTAGTCTTTACACCATCATCTCTTAAAAGGGAATATGCAAAGTCATGATACACGACTTCTTCTCTTCTCTCTGATGATTCTTCTAATGTTTTTTGGAGACTTGAATTAAACTCTGTTAGTTTTTCATTTTCAGTACTTCTATTTG